AGATTCGCTCACTTCCCACGGCAGACCTGTGGCCGGGTTCGTCACCCACACTTTGCGCTGCGCCACGAAGGTGTCGTTCACGCTGATATCCGAGCCGTCGTAGTCGGTCGTCCCGATGCGGGTGAACAACTGCACCAGCCGTATCCGGTCGTCGTCCTTACGCATGGTGGCGACGTGCTGCACGCCCTTGACGGTGCCGGTTAAGTTGAGTGCTTCGAAGTCGTAGCTGACTCTGTGGCCTGCGGTGACGCTCCAGTTGTAGTCGTCGTCCTCGTTCGAATCGTGCTCGTCCACGTTCTCCCACAGTGCGACCGCGGGAGTGCGGGTGTCGTTGATATAAAACTCCGCTTCGTACAGGTCGTTGAATCCCTGTGCTGCGGCTGACCCGTCCCGCCCGCGGAGCTGGTAGTAGCGGTACGACGCAGCGTTGGCCGCGAACCGCATCACCTGGGACGGTCCCGCGCCGAGCGTGAATTCCGTCCCGAGGTCCGTCCACGCCGCCGCATCGTTCGAGCCCTGCCAGATCCATGTCCCCTCGAAGCGGCTGCCCGCCCAGAGGAACCGTGCCTCGCGAATGTTCCGCACGTTGCCCGCGCCCCAGTCGAAGCGGATGAACTTGGTCGAATCCATGACGGCGCTGGCAAAGCTCACGAGGCTCGATGTGTTGCCGTCCACGAGGTTCGACAAAGTGCCGCCGAGCATCGGTCCCGTGGCGTTCTGCGTGACCGTGATCAGCGCCACCCGGTTGCCCTGGCCGCCCACATAGGTGTAGGCATTGGGCGCCGTGAACCACTGCGTCCAGAAACCGTTCGCTTTGGGGAACACCGCGGCCACCCGCGAGTCTGAGCAGAAGCCGTCGGTGGACACGATCAGGTCGTCGTAATAGTTGGAGACGGCGTTGTCGTTGGAGAGGGAGAAGAACGCGATCTCGGTGATGCGGGGGAATGTCGTGTTCTGCGTATCGAGGCCGGTCAGCGTCAGGACGGGAACGCTGTCGATGGTGAGCGTAACCTCCCCGATACTGTTGTCGATCTTCACGTACAGCCCGACATGGCGCCACTGGTTCGTGCCGAAGGCGAAGCCGCTGGTCTGTCCCAGTACCGTGCCGTTCCGGCTGACGACGAGTTGCCCGGTGGCCGCCATTCGCAGTTCGATCTGGGGGACGCCTGTATCGCGCAAGGCAAGAATCTGATCGCCGGGAAGTCCCGCCGGTCCTGCATTCGGCCCCGGATTGTATGCGAACTCCACGTAATACACCGGACCCGGTGCCGCGAGTCCGATCCGCAGCCGGTCATTGTTCTGCTGCCCGTTGATGGCGAGGGCGTTCGTACCGTTGCGCCCGAGTCCCGGCGCGATGTATGCCCCGCCGAATCCCGTCTCGATGGCGTAGGCATACTTCAGGTGCAGGTCGTTCGTCCCATAGTGGTCGAAGCTGTCCATGAACACGATATTCGGCATAAATTCTTCGATGTCCCCGCCCCCCGCTCTGCGTCTCGTCAGCAGCCAGAGAAAGAACAGCACCCACGGGACCGTCATCAGGATGCGGTCGTCGGTGAGCTGCTGCTGCACCGGGATGGGTAACGGATTCGCCTCGAACTTCGGGATCAGGCTGCGGACGAACTGTATCCACGGCACCGTCACCAGCCGGCGTTCATCCGTCACCGCCTGCTGCAGGGGCAATGGTTCCTTCGGCGGTGCGGCACCGAGGAGTCCCGAGAAGAATCCCCGCCACGGCTCCGTCATCAGGAACCGCTCATCGAACACCTGCTGCTGTAACGGCAGCGGCAGGGGAGGAACGAATGTACCGCCCTCTTTCGGAGGGGTCAGAACAACTTCAATGCATTCCTGGGTGACCCGTACCCGTGTGGCTTCCTCCGCACGCTCGAGAGCGTGCTCCACCGCAACCGTGGTCTCGCGGACCCGTGTCGGTTCGGCGTCCCGCTCGAGTACGACTTCGAGCGCTTCGGTGGTGTCGCGGACGCCGGTATGCTCTGCGTCCCGCTCAATCGCGACTTCCGCGACGTCCTGGGTTACACGCCCTTCGGTCTCCGGTTCCCCTGCGGGTTCGACGTCGATCCGGAACTGGATCTCATAGAGCCAGCCGGTGGTGTTTGTGGTGCCGCTGACTCCCTGCAGCCGGTAGTATCTGTACGGCGTGACATTGCCGTGGAGCGTGGTGTGCGTGCCGATTGCCGGCACACCGCCCAGCGGGAACGACGCCCCGATGTTCGTCCACTCAATTACATCGTTCGAACCCTGCCACTGCCAGACACCCTGCGGGGTGGCTGTGGACTGGTGCCATATCGCCTCATCGATAACAACAACGCCGGCGAAGGCGAAGATGATGAAGCAGTTCGCGGCCGGTCCCGCGGAGGTGAAGTGGAACCCGGCGCTGAGAACGTTCCCGTCCACCAGCAGCGAGGACGAGTCGCCCCCGAGCTGCCCGCCGGTGGTGATGCCGATCAGCCAGGTGCGGTCGCCGGTCCCGCCGGGGTTCCCGTAGCTGGTAGCCACACGCTAACGCTCAACTCCCGGACTGGCGTGCAGATACGCTTCGATGATTGACGTGGATGCCGAGGTCGAATCGTTCAGCCACACCTCGTACAGCCGGTCTCTTGCCCGTCCCAGCCGCCGGTACTTGATCTCCTGACTCAGTGGCGTGACGGTTCGCGTGTTGCTCCACGTGGTCTGGTCGTCGTACAGATACCGCATCGATACCGGGGTGTTGCCGTTGAGGAACAGGCGCACGTAGTGGTGGAAGAGCCACTGCTGGTCGTTCGCCACATACGGGGCCGCTCTGTACCGCCGGATGGGATTGGACCCGTCCTGGTAGATATCGAGGCTCTGGCGCCAGATGGCGTTTGAGTCGATGTTCGCCGTCACGTGCATTTTGCTGAAGACGTGGGCGTGAAAGCCCGAACCCCGCCAGTACGTCCAGTCTGTGCCGCTCCATCCGGCCCGCTCGTGCCACATGTTGGTGTCGAGATCGTAGACGATGGTCTTTCCCGCGAGAGGGAAACTCAGCACATAGAACGTGTGGCCGTTCTCGTTGTAGCCGCTTCCGGTGATCTTCTCGTCGATCCCAACTTTGAGCCACTCCCCGATCAGGTACTCCACCGCCTGATTGGAAATGCGTACCGGGGTGTAGCCCTGCGTGCGGAATACTCTGCCGGTGCCGTTGGCGTCCGTTCCCAGCCAGTAGAGCCGCTGGTCAATCTTCGTGATCGACCATGGGGCGAAGGTGCCGGTTTCTATCGCCGCGCCGGGGATGGGCTGCCAGGGGTGATCGGCATCTCCCGAGTTGTAGTAAGGGACAATCGACTACCTGCCGAATATCCAAAGATGCCCCTCCTGCGTTTCGAGTTTGACCGCTCTGTCGATGGTGCCCGAGCGCAGGGTAATGTCTCCCTCCGCATCCTCCCAGTCGAGAGGATTGAAAGAGAAGAGGAAGGCGTTCGAATCGGGGAGCAGGATGATCCAGTAATTGTCGAGGTACACCACCGAGATGCCCTCGTGCGCCATCGTCGCGGTGCGGGTGGAAGCCGGCGTTCCGTCGATATACCAGACCTCGTTGCCGCTCGCGATCATCAGGCCGTTGCCGTCCGCCGCGATCTGCACCGGGGTATTGGCGTTCAGGATGCTGCCGAAGGAAGTGCTGCCGCCGCCTTCGGCCACCTCGTAGACACCGCCGCCCGAGACGGTAAAAAGCCGGTTATCGCCGGCCCATAATCCCCGGATCGGCCCCGCGCCCACGCTGGCGAAGGAAGCCAGACCCGGCGTGGGAGACAACTGTATCTTCGAGGTGGCGTGGCCCGAATCATCGACGGACGGATGCCAGTTGGTGATTCTTTCCCTGTTCCAGAGCCCGTCGCGGGTCTGATAACTCGGCCCGCATAAACCCCATCCTCCGGCCGGCATTTAATAATACCCGTCCGTCCGGATGTTGTAGCCGCACCCGCAGCCCAGCGCCCCGCCATCACTCGCATCCATCACGGGAGGAGGACTGGAGTGGAACGACTTGATGGCGCCCTTCGACTCCGCGGCCTTCGCTTCCACGAGCTGATACACCTGCGAGGGAATCTTCTGCTGGATGATCGCTGACGGGTACAACTGACAGGCCAGATTCCAGCGCAGTGCCTGGGCATATCCTGCCGGGAAGTTATACGCCGTATCGGCACAGCACCCGTTGGCACTGAACGACTGCAGCGGCTCCCACGCATAGAGGATCAGCGTCTCCCCGCCCAGTGCGGACGGCCGCACGTACATCGTGACCAGCGGATACTTTCCGTCGAAGTAGAGACCCGAACGCCCGCCGCGGTACTCGTTGAGCGTCAGGACAGCTACCGGCTGTGCAGGTATTCCCGTGTGCGACCCTTGTGCTTGCACCCACGAGGCCGATTCCACGCGCAGCGGGGCTGTCAGGGCCAGCGTGCCGCCCGGTCCCATGGTGTAAGACCCTCCCGCCGAGGGAAGCGTGTAATTCGTCCCCGTGACGGCGTAGACCATCAGCCGTTCCGTCTGCCAGGAGTCGAGCATGTCGGACAGCGCCCGCATGGCGTCATCGACCGAATCCTCACTGACGTTCTGGCCGGGGCGCAGCT